GAAATAGGGGTGTATAATGTTCATAGGAACCCCAGGGGGGCCTTTACACCTATCCTATTCTTATTTTTAGAAGTACCCCCTAGGGTATTCCTAGGGATATTGTCGGAATATTAGGCCCTGAAATATAGCCCAGAGTTGGTTAACAAGGACTTTGGAGATTTTCTGGTAATGGTATATATATGGTATATACATACCCCCCTGTCCCCTGCGTATACCCCCTGCAAAATTTAGTTTTATTTTACAGAATAGCAAAGGCAACCCAAAAATATTGTCAGGGGTTACCCTAAAATTAATTTAAGTTTTTTTTGGTTACCACTTGAGGAGAGATTGGGGGGTGTAAATTTTTGTAACTAATAACCCCCCTGTGAACCACTAAATTTATTTTTTATGACACGCAAAAAAAACCCCCCGTATTTCTACAGGGGGTTTATTAAAATCTAGCTTAGAGGGTTAAGCTGATTTTTCTGTTATCTCATCAGCTAAATTAATTTCATACTTACTGAAAGTATCTCTAATCAAATTGAAATCAATCAAGCTAAATGATCCAATAACGCCAGCGTCCTCATCTGATATTTTTTCTAATATCTTTTCAGGTTTTTTGCTCTCACAAATATTTTGCAAATTTTCTAAAATGCTTAAAGCCTCTTTTAAACTTTTAGAAATATTTACAGTATTTTTGGCATTTGGTCTTTTAGTTGTCGGATATTCTGCTGACCATATTTTATTAATGGTACTAGGCACAATCTCAACTAATTCTTCAGAAGTGTTTTTTACTTTTTTCTTACCACCCTTTTGACCTTTTTTAGATTGTTCAATGAATGGTGTAGCCACTTTATCCATTACTAAAATTTCATTGTCTTTAGTAATATCAAATTGTTGTGGCTTTGAGTACATCATTATTGCTAATCTAACTGCCATTGTGATTGAAACCTCAAAATTTTGGTTAAGGTCTTTTTTTCTGTCATAACTTGCTAAATTATAACAATGACCTCTCAAAAATTTCATTGTGTTCCAATCAGCTATCTCAACTTTTCCTGAGTTAATTTCTGTCATTAAAGTTTTAATAGCTTTAGCCATTTGAGGTACTACGACTGAGGTTAAGTTGTTAGTAATATTTTTTGCTTTAAATAATACTTTTCTTAATTCCTCATTTGATTTTAATGACTCCATAAAATTTTGATCTTTTATTTCCTCATTAGCCTCAATTACATTTTTTACTTTTTTGCTCATTTTGTTTTTTCCTGTTCTATGATTAACCTTTAATGAATTGCCATTAAATTTAAAATTAATCATTACTATTCTTAAACCATATAATTTTTTATTGCAACTCATTTGTTAAATTATTTTTTAGTTAAATGATTTAACTTGTATACTTCTGTCGCACCCCCCTTTTTTCAATCATTAGTTGAATAGAGCTTTGTTATTCCATTTTTGCATAGCTCATTAGTTGTATTCCATTTTTGCATAGCTTGACCCTCTTAGTTATGCGTTTGACACATACCTCTTTTAGTTGTATTATTAATAATAAAAAATAAAAAAGGAATAAAAAAATATGAATACAATTTTATATATTGGTATGGCTTTAATATTAATTGGCTTTGTTGGTTTTATAATTTGTGAAATAAAAATATCACAATTAGATAGAGAATTATATAGACAAAAACAATTAGATAAAAGTTTTAAAAAAGCAAAGGCAAATGATGATTGTCAGTAATTGGCGTGGATATACAACTACAATAAAAAAAAGAACACCATTTTATTGTAAATGTGAGTTATATAATGCTGAAGATAATCATTTTATAATTGTATATTCAGCTAATGATAAAGGTTTATCAAAGCTAGAAATAAATAAAAATATTTATGAAAGTATAGAAAAAAATGCCTACAAAAATAATTAAAATAAAAGTAAGTAAAGCTAGTAATCTACAATTACAAACACTATTACTTGAACTAGGTTTAATATTTAAACAATGGTTTAAAAAAGTAAAAGTAAAAATAGAAGTAGTTAAATAATAATCACTTGACATATAACTTTTAATAATATCTAATGTTATTAGAAAGGATAATTATGCAAACAACACTAGCTACATTTTTTTGGGCAACCATTATAATGTTAATGATTGCTACATTTTTATAAAAAAATATATGGAAACAGATAGGTAGAACCCCTTGTGTCAGCTTGACGCAGGGGGTTTTTTATTATATACTATAAGCATTAACAAAGGAGATGTTTATGGCAACGACACCATATAGAAAACTTCAAGAACGAGTAAAAGAACTTGAAGATATAAGCAAAGCACACCAAAAACAAAATGGTGATTTGCATTTAAAAATAGCTGACTTAGAGACTGTTATTAATTTATTAAAAGATAGATTAGAAACAACAGAAGAACCACTAAGACAACTATGCCACATAATAAAAGTCACTAGCTTTTTTGATAATGCTAGGGCAACACAAATGAAACAAGCTAGAGATATAGTTGATATAAATTATGTACCATAAAAATTAACAGAATCTTTTTCTCCCTCGGAAAAGTAAAACCCTTGTGCCTTAATTGACACAGGGGTTTTTTTATTGTATATTATAGTTCTCAACAAAGGAGTATATATATATATGACAAACAACACACCAACAATAGATACAAGCTGGGAATTAAAGTGGCGTAGGTCTTTAAGAAAAAGACTTATCAACTGCCTTGCTCGTATTGAAAATGATGGCAAACCTACACAAGAACTTGGTTATGAATTAGCAAAAGCTAAGGAGTGCTTTGTATATTGGAATAGTGATGTTGCCTTGTGGGAAAAACATAAAATGGTTATTCCTACTAAACCTATGGGCGAAAGTGACGAGGTTTAATATGAAAAAAACCTTGATTTTATTGACTTTTTTAACACTTGTAGCTTGCAGTAATAAACAAGTTATGCTTGGCAAGAAGTGTTTAAAAGAAGTTAATGGTAAAGAAACAATCACAACCAAATCATATATATGGTTTGTAAATAAAGACCACGATTGGTCTAGTGATTTAACGAAAGCTAATTGCAAATGAGTACATCAGATAGTTTTTTTGAAATGGCAAAGTCAATTCAAGATACCTATTCAAGTGGAAGTATGCAAGGCGAACTATACACATTACAAAAGATAAAAGATTATCTTAATTCTGTTAGAGAAACAGATGAGATAAGAGTTATTAAATCTTATGTTAATGAGGGTATTGAAGATGTTCAAGCTAGAATTGGTAAGACACCAGTTGGAAAAGTATTGAACAACTTGACTCAATAAAAATAATATAGTAATATAATTAGGCGTTGTCAGGGAGACTTGGCAACGCCTTTTTAATTTAATAAGGAGAACAATATGTCAATAATACAATATGAACCTGTACACATTGGTGACTTCTCTAGCTTTATAGAAAATCTTGTAAGTAAAACTAAATCAAAAAGATTTAGAGCAGGGTTTATTAAAGTTGATGGAAGTTATAGAACTGGTAAGTTTGATTTCAAATATCGTAAGACTTGGAAACAAACTGACGGCACAATGTATCAGCGTAAAGGTAAAGCTAGAACTACTAAAAGAGAAGATTATCTTTTAGCACACGACCTAGAAAAGAAAGCACCTAGAAATATCTCATACCGAAGATTGTTATGGATAAGTGTAGGTAAAAAAATATGGGGTGTCAGTCAATTTAGATTGGCTGATGAGCATATTAGGTTATATGTTTTAAACCCTACGAAGTATAGTCAGTTAAAGAATTTACTTCGTGGCAACCTAGATGGGAGTACAATGCAATGACAATGATTACATTTGAAAATGACCAACAAAGAAGTGAGTTTCGTATGCGTATGGCACTTGTTGCCTTACAAAGCGAGGCAATCAGCAAGTTTGGTTTGCGTGTAAGTCGCGTTAATATCATACAAGTATTGCGTGAATACTTTCCTGACTTACCACGAACAAGAAAGTCAGCTTATAAATACTTAAAAGAGAAAGGATATTACAATGGCGAGAGAAACTAAATGGTGTCAAAATCCCAAATGCCCCGAAAAGAAAAACTCAAATCAAATTAGGGGTAGCAAGGGTAGTAAGTATTATCAATCTAATCCTGCTAATGGATATGGTAATGGTAATTTTTGCACACTTGGTTGTTATGATGCTTGGTCTAATATATATTTAGATAGAGCCATTGACGCAATAGGTGTTAGAATAACTGAACCAGTAAAAGTTAATATGGAAAATGCTTGGCTTATTGATTCTGAATATCAGTATTCTAATGGTTATGGGGATAGTAATTGGCTTTATTTTTTAGTTAATAAATTATATAATATTAGACACCCTATTACTAAAGCACAAGCAATAAATGGAGAGCCTAACCCACAAGGATATAATGGTTGGAACGCTACAAAAACATCAGCACAAGCCAAAGTTCTAGCAGAACAACTTGGCTTGACATCTCAACAATAATATAGTAATATATAGATACTACTGACAACAAGTTGGTAGTATCTTCAACAATGAAAGGAGTACTCAATGGAGAAGAAAAAAGATATTAGATTGAATAAAGATTATCGGACAGCTTATATAAAAGACTTCCGAAGATTTTTAGAATCTAAAAAAGATAACCCAAAGTATGAAGCATTTTTATCAGCTAAAACTTTGTGTAAGACTAGGATTGATGACGCATTTAAGTTAGCAACCAAAGTTGTACATAGAGTCTATAAGCCCGAAGATGTTTCTATACTACAAAAAATGCAGAAGAAATATAATACTGTTGATGCCACAGCAAAAGACAGTTGTTTTTATTTTGCAGTTGTAGATAAAAAGGGAAAACCAGTAAATGTACTTAATGAATACAGAGATGAAGAACAAAAACAAAAACACTTCAGCTTTGAATTAGATGGTAGTCATACTGGTAATTCATCATACGACCACGAAAATGACTTTGGTTATGCTTGGTATCGTGAGGAGTTAAAAGCTAATGGCTATAACCCCGATATAGAGATTGAGCAAAAGGGTAACCGAAGTAATCCTCATCACTCAACCAATGCAAATGAAAATCAACGTTGGTTAAAGGGTAATGACGGACAATCTACTAACTTCTATCAAGTATGGAAAGATAACTATGCATTAGATGTTATTGGTAGTGGTGGTTGTAAATCTCGTGCAATACCTTGCACAGAATCAGAGTTTGCTACATTTGAGCTGATGTTAATAGCAAAAGCTAATGTAGTAAAGACTCATCAAGACTGGATTAGTTCTATATTACGGGCAACTGATTTAGTAGGTGAGCAAATTAAAGCTATGAAAAATAAATCTGAAGTAGATATGTTAGCTAAAGAATATGAGTGGGAACCAAATGTTTCCATTAATAAAATCTTTGGTACTGCATTAACAGTTAATCCTGCTAGTGTTAAGTCTATGACAGATTCTATATTAGGTTACGAAAGGAAACCTAGCAAGGAAGAAAAGATTGCTAATGCAAAAATTGCTTTGCAGAAACATCTTCAATCCCAACAAGTAGCTTAAATTACATAAGGGTTAGGCGAGAAATCGCCTAGCCTTTTTTTATGACAACAATACAATTAGGAATACTACAATTATTTATAGGTCTATGTGCCATATTGGTGGGTGGACTTATAGTTTATTTTGTGGTACAATACAATATTAAAAAAGAAAAACAAAAAAAAGAAAGGCAACTAAACAAGGTACACAACTATGAGATATAAATACAAAGTAAGAGAATTAGGAAAAGAAATGTCAGAAGATATGGAAGCTATGTCTTTAAAAAAATTAAGAAGAAAGTTAGACCATAAAAAAGAGTATGCCATTGAGTATACAAACAAACATAATAACTTTATTTCAACTACAACTAAAGGGATAGAACCCAAGTAGTATATTAACCCTGCCCCGAAACGCAGGATATCATAGCATACTTTTTGAAAAAAGTCTAGTATGCAAATTGACACATCTATTAATTTATGGTATAAGTAAGTATGAAAAGAAAAATGACAGAAGAAGAACTATCAAATCTAATAGTTGATAAACTAACTTTTATTACAACAGATAAAGACGGAAAAGAAACTAAGTGGAGAACAACACCTGATGTTGACCATTCTTTTTTGTGTGATGGTTGGGATATAAAAGATTTTGAGGAGGATATATGAAACGAAAAGAGTTGGAGAAAAAGATAGGTACACTATCTAACCCTAGTAAAATGCCTGCGTATGCGTGGGGTATATCAGCAAAGAAATGCAAGACAGGTAGTAAGTTAGCAAAGATAAAAGGAACTATCTGTAATAAATGTTATGCACTTAATGGACATTATTTATTTCCTGTTGTTGCTAATGCCCACGAGTTAAGAAGAAAAGCAATAGAGAAACCTGAGTGGGTAGATTATATGGCAGAACTCATTACCCAAAAGTATAAAAACCTAGATAAATCAAGGCATTATCACAGGTGGTTTGACTCAGGAGATTTGCAATCTTTCTCACATCTTATGAAAATATTTGAGGTATGTGAGCTGACACCTCACATAAAATACTGGTTAGCCACAAGAGAATATCAATTTATAAAAGATATTAAAGAAAAAGATGTGCCAAAAAATTTATGTTTGCGTGTATCTGCAATTAAAGTAGATAGTCCACCACCAAAGTTTTGGAAGTGGACATCAGGTGTACACAAAGATAAACCTGCAGTTGGACAGGAATGTCCTGCATATAAACAAGATGGTGAGTGTAAATCTTGCCGTACTTGTTGGAGTCGTTCAGTTAAACAAGTAAGTTATAAGGAACATTAATGAGTGTAGATAAAAAGGGTGACCTAAAAATAATAGGTTGGTCAATAGATGTTGAGTGGTCTAATGGTAAGGTAGAAAAACTTATTGATATTCCTGATGATATTACTTCAGGAATAGATGAATACTTAACAGAAATAGAAGAACAAAAAAATGATAATTAAAAAAATAATAGTAAGGCTTCGTATGTGGTATGCTGATATAAGGGGTCATCACGGAAAGAAATGGAACTATGAGCCAGGAGATTGGTATATGGGTAGGCATAGAAAGAAAGGAAAAAAATGAAACAAAGAAATGCAAAAACTAAATTAATATTTAGACTTAAGTGTTTGATATTAAGATGTAGAGAAAAAGGTAAATGGGATTTAGCTATAAAACTACGCAACAAACTTTTAAATATATGAAATATATAATTATATTATTACTACTTACATCTTGTAAGACTACAGATATAGATCCCAAAGTTACAATAATAAAAAATATTTTACAAAATCAGTTGACAAATAAATAAAAATGTGATAAGGAGAAAACAATGGAAACAAAGAACTACCTCATAAAAGTATACGGATTAGGATATACAGGGCAATACACATTACCACTCACAGGAGTCGTAGACGCAGATAGAATAGATGATGAGGCAACACATCTAATACTTACCAAAAAACTTATTCTCACTCGAGATACCTTTTATGATAAAACTAAAACTAGGGTTACATACGAGGAAGTTAGTAATTGAATTATAAACAGCAACTAAATATTATACAAGGACTATTTATTCCACCTGATACACAGATGAGAATGGATTGTCCTTTCTGTAAAAATTTAAATACATTATCAGTAGACACTATGGATAATAATATAAACTGGTATTGCTTTCATTCAACTTGTAAAGCTAGAGGAAAAAAAGAAGGAGAAAAAAATATGCAATATGTAGAGAAAGTTCTTAAAGGTAATCAAGAACTATATATAGAAAACGAAGAGTTTAAAATACCTGACAGCTTTACAGGTATATATTCTAATGAAAAAGCAATGCGTTGGTTATCAAATAATAATTGTTGGGAAGCGTGGTCTTGGGGTAGAGCAGATATAAAATATGATGTGCAACAAGATAGAGTTGTATTCTTAATAAAAAATCGATACTCACATAAATTTGTTGGTGCAGTAGGTAGAGGATTAAATAAAAATGTTTATCCTAAATGGTTTATGTATGGTAATAAAGATGTACCATTTAAATGTGGTGAGTGTGATGATGCAGTTATAGTAGAAGATTGTCCATCAGCTTGTGCTGTATCTAACATACTTACTGGTATTGCAATTATGGGTACAAAATTAAAAGATTTACATAAGAGTCATTTAAAACCGTATAAAAAACTATACATCTGTTTAGACAGAGATGCTACAACAAAAGCATATGATATAGCAAAAGATTTAAGGTCGTCAGGGTTTGACAATGTCGTGGTTAAACCGTTAGAAGATGACCTTAAATACTTTAATACAGAACAAATAAGGGAGATGTTTTATGATAGAAAAACAAATGCTTAGACTAATGCTTGGTAAAGCATTCTATACAAAATACAAAGGCACTATATCACCTACTATATTTACAGGAGATATAAGTTCTTTGTTTGATACAATACAAAAAGCACATGCAAAATATTCAGATGATATAAGTGTTGATGAATTATATTCTTTACATACTGCTATATTTAATCCTGCATTAACTCGTGCTGCGAAAGAAAAGTTTAGTGAGTTAGTAGAGGATATAAAAGAAATACAAGAACCTAGTAAAGAAATAGCAAAAGATATAATGCGTATTTTATCTGACAGAGATTTAGCACAACGAATAGCTGTTGAAGCTACAGAAATATTTAATGGTAAAGATGCAAACTTTACTGATATAGCTGGTATGATAGAAAATCATAAACAAGGTGACGAAGAAAAGACACCTGCAGTTACAAGTGATGTAAAAGAAGTATTAGGATTATTAAATGTAACTACTAAATGGAAGTTTAATATACCTGTGTTAAAAGAAAATGTAGGTGGTATTGGTGGTGGTAATCTTATGATTGCATTTGCTAGACCTGAAACAGGTAAGACAGCATTTTGGGTTAGTCTTTGTGCAGGACCTGAAGGATTTGCTGAGCAAGGTGCAAAGGTTCACGCATTTATAAATGAAGAACCTGCAATCAGAACACAGATGAGAGCCATATCTTGTTATACTGGTATGACTAGAGAAGAAATAATACAAGACAAAGAAATAGCACAAAATGCTTGGAGTGAAATAAAAGATAATATAGCTATGTTTGATACAGTTGATTGGTCAATGGAAGACATAGATGCACATTGTGAGAAACATAAACCTGATATAATAGTTATAGATCAGTTAGATAAAATAAATGTGACAGGTACATTTGCTAGAACAGATGAAAAGTTAAGGCAGATATATACAAGCGTAAGAGAGATAGCAAAGAGAAGAGATTGTGCTGTGATTGCTATATCACAAGCATCAGCAGATGCACACAATAGAAATAGTATATCATTTGATATGATGGAAAACTCTAAGACAGGTAAAGCTGCAGAAGCAGACATCATTATAGGTATAGGTAGAAACTCTAACTCTGATGCAGAAAATAAAATAAGAACATTATGTATAAGTAAAAATAAAATAAATGGTTATCACGGAGAACCATCTTGTACAATTAGAAGAAGTATAAGTAGGTACGAAGTATGATTACAGTAGTTGATGTAGAAACATCTTGGCAAGTTACAGATACAGGTGGCTATGACCCATCACCCTATCATCCTGATAATATATTAGTTAGTGTGGGTATAAATGATAAGTATTATTTTACTAATCACTCTGAAAGAATAGATGATGGTTGCTATCACAACATACAATCTACACTAGATAAGACTACATTATTAGTAGGACATAATATAAAGTTTGATTTAATGTGGTTGATTGAAGCTGGATTTAAATATACAGGTAAAGTATATGATACTATGTTGGGGGAGTATATATTAAATAGAGGTATAAGAAAAAGTTTAACATTAGAAATGTCTTGTAGAAGAAGACGGATTGGCTCTAAAGATAATCGTATAAAAGAATTTACAGATAGAGGTATACCTTTTCAAAATATACCAGCTAATGTTGTAGAAGAATATGGTAGAATGGATGTACAAATAACTAGAGATTTATTTAATTCACAGATGGCAGACTTTAGAATGCCAAAGAATAAACATCTATTAATGACAGCAAAGATGATGAATGAATTTTTAATTGTACTATCTGATATGGAAGCCAATGGTATTAATATAAATTTAGAAGAGCTAGCTAAAGTAGAAAAAGAATATAGGGCAGAGTTTGCATACTTAAAACAAAAGATAGATAAGATTGTATATAAACAAATGGGAGATACTAAAATTAATTTGTCTAGTCCTGAACAATTATCTTGGTTGATCTATAGTAGAAAGCCAAAAGATAAAAAACATTGGGCAAAGATATTTAATGTAGGTATAGATAAAAATACAGGTAAAAATAAAAGACGACCTAATTTTTCTAGATTGCAATTTAGAAATCTAGTTGCAGACAACTCTGAAAAAATATTTAAAACTGTGGCTGAACAATGTATAGATTGCAAAGGTAAAGGTGTAATAAAAAAAATAAAGAAAGATGGTAGCCCATATAAAAATTATACTAAATGTGAACATTGCTTTGGGGAAGGCTTTACTTATGCTAATTTAGGTAAGGTTGCAGGATTCCAACAAAGACCTAGAAGTGTATATGATATTGCAGAGGCTGGATTTAGAACAGATAAACTTACACTAACTAAAATAGCAGGTGAGGCAGAGGGTGAGTTTAAAACTTTTATAGATGCTATTGTAAGACATAATGCAGTTGATACATATTTAAATACATTTGTTACAGGATTAAAAAACTTTACAAATGAAAAAGGTTTTTTACATCCTAAATTTATGCAAGCTATTACAGCTACTGGTAGATTATCTAGTAGAGATCCAAACTTTCAAAACCAACCTAGAGGTAAAACATTTCCTATTCGTAAAGTAGTATCATCTAGATTTAAAGATGGTAAAATTATAGAGATAGACTTTGCACAATTAGAATTTAGAACTGCTGTATTTTTATCACAAGATAAGCAGGGTATGGAAGATATAAAAAATAAAATAGATGTGCACCAATACACTGCAGATATTATTGGAGTATCAAGACAAGATGCAAAAGCACATACATTTAAACCTTTATATGGGGGTACAACAGGGACAGAAGATGAGAAAAGATATTATACTAAATTTTTAGAGAAGTATAAAGATATAAAAACTTGGCATGAAAAATTACAAAGCGAAGCTATTAGATTCAAAAGAGTTAAACTACCAACTGGTAGAGAATATTCTTTTCCATACGCTGAACGTACCCCTTGGGGTGGATCTACATATGGTACACAAATAAAAAATTATCCTGTACAAGGATTTGCTACAGCAGATATTGTGCCATTAGCTTGTATAAATATTTATAATCTTATGAAAGAAAAAAAAGTAAAAAGTTTGTTAATAAATACAGTACACGATTCTATTATCGCAGATGTATATCCAGGTGAAGAAAGAGTAATGGCTGATATTTTTAAACAAGGAACTGCAGACGTAATACCTGCACTTAAATCGTATTACAATATTGATTTTAATGTTCCCCTTGACACAGAACTTAAGATCGGTTACAATTGGCTTGATATGAAGGAGGCAATATGAGAAAAACAATAGAAGCTCTTGAGACTCTAGATGAGTACGATGATTCAGATTATGGTGCTTATCTAGAATATACAGAGTTAAAAGATAGATGTATGGTAGAACCCTCTACTATGTATATAGATGAGAACCACGAGTTTCTTAGTACATTTAAATACTTTGCACACTCAGATGGTTTAGAAGTAAAAGTAATAAAAGGAGATACAAGAATATGCTAGATGCTTTAGTAAATTATTTTTGGCTATTTGTTTATATTATTATGCTATTAGCCTGTTTTGAAGGAAAATAATGCTTGACTTTTTTATAAAAGTGTGGTATATACAAATTAATAAAATGGAGGACAAATGTCTGATAATCAACTAACAAACATAAAAGGAATGTCTGATGAACAAATCATGCAGGCAATTGGTCAAGATGATGGATCTAACATGGGTGTTAACATACCTAGATTAGCTATCAATCGAACACCTGAAGATGACGATGGTAATCAATTACCAGTTGGTCATTACTACACTTATGATTCAAATATAGGTCAAAATATTTATGGTAAACCCATAACATTAAGACCATTCATAAGTGCAATGCAATACATGCACTACGATGCTGACAAAGGAGAGTATGTAAATAGATCTATTATATTTAAAAGCTGGAAAGAAGAGGCTATAGATATTTTAGGTGGAACTAAATGTGGCAAGATAGCTTACAAAGAAAGAGCAAATCTTACACCTGAACAATTAGAACAGCAAAGAACTATTAGATGTTATAAACTTATCTATGGTTTATTATCTTTTAAAGATGGTAAAACTGCACAGGGTAAAGATCATTCAGTAGAAAACTTACCTGTTCTATATAGAGTAACAGGTACAGCATTCTCACCAGTAAGTGCTGCGTTAGATCAATTGAAGAAAAGAAAAAAACTTATGTTTAATTCTACTCTATCACTTGAAACTAAACGTCAGAAAAAAGGTGGCAATGTATTCTATGTACCTGAAATAATTGTAAATGCTGATGCTAATTTACAGTTGTCAGATGCTGATATGGAAACTTTAAAAGTATTCCAAGAGTCTATAGATACAGAAAATGAAGAGGTTATTGGTTTATATAATAAATCTAAATCTAATAGTCCTACTGGATCAGATTCTGTAGATGCTAAAGTTGTTGAAGAACTTGATGACAAAGTACCTGAGCAGGTACTGGCTAGTTAATGAGTGATATACTTATTAAAGTACAAAAGTATCTAGACAAGGTGTCTAAGAGTCCTGTGCAAGCAGACAAAAAACTTGTAGAGGAGTTTGGTGAGGCGTGTAAAAACGCCTTACTAAAACAGTTTACTGAAGATAGATCTTCTAAGTTTGAAATTAGAATGTCTAATGCAGGTAGACCTCTTTGCCAATTACAGATGGAAGCTAAAGGTGTAAAGGGTGAAGGACAACCTTATAATGTAAAAATAAGAAATACATTTGGTGACCTCATTGAGGCACTAGCTTTATTTATTATGAAATCAGCAGGAGTAAATGTAAAGAATGAACAGAAAAAAGTTACGTATGAATTTGAAGGAAATAAAATTGAAGGCAAGCAAGATGTTGAAATTGAGAACAAGATATGGGATATTAAAAGTGCATCGCCATATTCCTTTGAAAAGAAGTTTGGAGAAGACGGTGGATTTAATGAGGTTGTTAAGGATGATACCTTTGGTTATGCGTCACAAGGATTTTTATATGCGGAAAGTCAAAGCAAAGACTTCGGTGGTTGGATAGTAATTAATAAATCTACAGGTGAGTGGACAGTGTGTGAAACTCCCAAACTCGTAGAGCCACATAAGAGTAATGCAATAAAAAAAGCTAAAGATAATGTAAAAGCAATTAAAGACGGTGTGCCTTTTAAAAGACAGTATGATGCTATTGAAGAAACATTCAGAGGTAAACCTACAGGTAATAAAGTTTTGGGCTTAGCTTGTTCATTTTGCCCATACAAACTTCCTTGTTGGGGAAGTAAATTGCAGTTGTTACCACAACAGCAATCTAAAGGTAAGAACCCTAAATGGGTTTGGTATACGGAGGTTAATAATCCTAAACAGGAGGAAGAGTCTGCGTAACTGGGTGGGTATTAGTTTTGAGGGGTCTAGTATCCACCTTTACCGACTATGTATTGTTTAATAATAAAAGATAATGATAAATGGAAAATATTCACCAATGAGATATGGGACTCAGAAAAAGAAGCAACTGATTATGCAAAAAGAAATAAATTTAAAAAGTCTATTGAGTGGAAAGTTGTTCCGTTTGATTACAAATATTTTAAAAAGTTATGACAAAAAAATTTGATAAGTCAGCATTTAAAAATGCTATAAAAGTTTTAGTAACACCTTGGGAAAAAGGTTTTACCTGTGGAATTGTTATGGACTCTAGTACTAAACTTACCACAGAAGAATATGAATTATGTTCTACAATAGCAAGAGGCATGATAAAGATGGCAACTACTGATCCCCATTCTACGTTTCTATGGGGTCTTCGTGGATTTGCTGATGACAAGAAACAAAATAAAGATGATCTAACTATTAACTCTATAGCAGAGTTTGATGATGAAGATAATGTTATTGACTTTCTTGAATTTTTAAAACAGAAACGTGATAAGGAGTTAAATTAATGGCAACACATGTTGTAATAGGTGACCCTCATTGCACACCTAAAGCAAGCAATGAAAGATTTCTGTGGGCAGGTAGGCTAGCCGCAGATGTAAGAGCTACACATATTATCTGTATGGGTGATTTCTGTAGTATGGATTCTTTATCTTCGTATGATAAAAAGAAAAAATCATTTGAAGGTAGAAGATATCAAAAAGATATGGAGCATTCACATGAAGCATTATCTTTATTTAATAAAGGTTTAGGTAAATTTAAAGGTAGAAAGATTATGCTACATGGTAATCACGAAGATAGAATAGATAGATTCGTAGAAGAAAATCCTGAATTAGATGGCACTCTTAAAATTAGTGATCTTAAATTTAAAGAGTATGGTTGGCAAGAGATACCTTATAAACAAAACAAAGTTTTAAATGGCGTATACTATGCTCATCATTTTCCATCAGGTATATTAGGTAGTGCAATATCAGGAGAGAATATAGCTAGAACTCTCTTGACAAAACACAAAGTATCTGCTACAGTAGGCCATAGTCATTTGTTAGATTATGCTACATCCACATTACCTAATGGTAGAAAGTTACATGCGTTGTCTGCTGGATGTTATTTAAATCATAAAGAACATTTTGCTAGAGATACTCAGCATATGTGGTGGAGTGGTATTGTAGTTAAGAGAGAAGTTACTAATGGTTCTTACAATATTGAAACAATTGATTATAATGCAATAAGGAGAGAATATGGTAGACGATAAAGTTAATTCACCTGCACATTACAAGTATGGTAAAAAAGAAACTATAGATGTTATACGAGATTGTATGACAGATGATGAATACCACGGGTACTTGAAGGGTAACGTTTTGAAATATGTTGCTAGATATAAATTTAAGGGTGAACC